CCTGCATCTTTTGCTCCATTAGGATATATCTTACCATATGAGTGGGCTGCCCACAAGATGTTCTTATTTTTTAATTTAGCAGCAATAGATATTCCAAGCTCTCTTCCTGCTGTATCTGCATCAGTCATCAATATAATCGTATTAAAATATCTATTTAGTAATTTTATATTGTCGTGAGATATATGTCCGCCTAAAGTTGCTACAACATTTGGAAACCCCGCCTGATGTATTCTAATTGCATCGAATGTAGATTCAACAATAATTACCTTATCTCCAATACGCTTAGCCCTATGAATGTTAAACATAGTTTTACTTCTTGGTAAATTGTTACTGTTCTTAAACTTCTTTTCTGATACAGACCTGCCAACTAAACCAACTGGGGTTCCGTCTGGACTATGAACTGGCACAATTACCATTCCTAAATTAGATGAATATCCTAATTTAAAGTAATGCATTGAATCTAAATTAATGCCTCGATGCTCAAGATATTCCTGTGCGTGTTTATTTTTGCCAAGGTTATTGTATAGATCATCCAGCGTTTGCTGGGAAAATTCTACAAAGTCTGGCTTATCTTCAAACATAGACTTTAATTCTTCATCAAAATTTTCCAAAGACTCTTGTTGTTTTGACTCTATATATCTTAAAGCTTGGTATTCATTTTTACCTAATGATTCTTTTACAAGATCCATTATGGTTCCAGTCTTTCCGCAAGATGGGTTAAAGCAAATATATGCTCCCTTAGTACGGCTTACACTAAAGCTTGGCGTATGTCTATTTGAATGAAATGGACAATAAGATAAATAATCGTTAGATGTTTCTCCTGCAATATCTATGCCAAGACTTTTAATTACAGACTTTATGTGAGCTGGCGTGTATTCCGTTTGATTGGTTTGTTTTGGGATATACCCTCTAATTGCCATGCCCTCTTCTTTCCCACATAAATTCCATGGATAGTCATTAAGAACTTCCATGTCTCGCCTGTGAATTCTACCGAAAAAGCTGGGTCTATGTCAAGTACCCTAATATACCCAGCGTCACGCATCTGACTTATTAATAGATTTTCATATTGATTTCTGATTCTAATAATATCAGAATCATCAATAAACTCTACCTCAACCTGAAATCGTTTTATTTTCTTGTGAGTCATTATTTAATTCTGGTAAATTTTCGTAGATAGGTTTAATAATTCCACGATTAATATCCCAATCAAGGAAGAATCTAAAGTCATGTCCGTGACGATTCTTTCTAGAAACCACCTCAATCATATCTGTGTTAGCATGCTTGTGAATAGCAATAGCCATATCGGCATCATACTCAATAGCCTTAGACCACGCAACCTGGCTCATCATAGGAGGCTCATCTTGATCTGATATGTCATCTGCAGTTGCAGCAGTAATATCTATAATTGGAATGTTGTTTGCTACTGCCAACAATTTAAAGTCTCTTGAAATATTTCTATTTCTTTCAACCTCTGAGTTACTACGTTTGTTGTCGTTAAACAACTGATGATAGTCAAGAATAACTAAATCTGGTTTGTGTTGATCAATCTTTCCTTGAATTGTGGCAGGTGTGACTTCTGCTGTGCCTTCATTAGAAATAAGAATAAAGCTGTTCTTACCTTCCGTTGTTTTCTTTCCCCATGACCTGAAATCATCTAAATTAATATCTCCTTTTGAAAAATCGCTTGCACGGAATAGTCCAGAACCAAGCATTGTGTAAATACGATCACGCATATTCTCTGGTGCCATTTCCAGAGAAACAATCATTGGCTTAAAGCCTTGCTCCCATGCCTTGCAGGCTAGATAAGAAGTAAACCATGTCTTACCCCTTCCTGGCCATCCTATGGCCACTATAAGGTGTCCTGGAGCCATGCCTGTTGGGTATGCCTTATCAATTGCTTCGAACCCAGTTAAAATTCCTGGGCTTCCTCCCATAACAGTAGATCTTTCTTTTACAGACTGATAATGTCTTTCTGCTGATTCAATATCTGTAATATCAACATCTCTTACGTTATTTGTATATCTACTTAAGGTGGCCAATTGGCTTTGCATTGTGCCTAAAACTCTTGATGGAGCATCTTCTTTTAACGATGAACCTGCCTGCAGCATAATAGTTTTTAGCTTGGCAGCAACAAACTCATTTTTAAGTTTATCTAAGTAATAACCTGTTTCTGCTTTAGTTTGGACTGGCTCAAAATCTTTAAACTTATCTTGAAGCACTCCAACTTCTGGAACTGCCCTAAACTTATAATAGTAGCCTTTTAATCCCTCCCATATATCTTTATGGGAAGTAAATAGGTCATCGGCATTATCGGCAAGAAGTGTGCTAATGTCTTTATTTTTACATACTGCAGAAATTAACTCTGCTTCGGTATTCACTCTTCTTCAACCAACCTTTTTGTTTGTTCCAATAGGCGAGCCCTATTAGCTACATCTTTATTAATCTGTATCATCATATCTTCAAGCCTATCAAAATTATTATAAAAGAAATTTAATGGGTGCCCGTTTTTGCCTGTGCGAAAATAATAATTCAATACATCTTTTGCGCTGTCAAAACCTATGCTGTCTAATACGTCTTGCATGGCCCACTTTTCTTTATACTTATTTATTCTAGGCTTCTTCCCATACTTCTGCTCATAGAGTGCCATATAAATAGTAAGCAGTATGTATGGTTCTTTATTTGTTGCCATTTAGCTCTTCTTCAACCTCTTGAGTTTTTGCTATCAATTTACTTTCAACAAACTTATATACTCTGTCGGTAGCGGCATCAACTGACTCTCCATCTCTAACGTAATCATCAACGCCAATACCTATTTTTATGCTTTCAAAGTTTCCTAAATTTCTGGTAAATGATAAATCAACTCTAACTTGAGTTGGTGGCTTCCAATTAAAATAAGGCAATTCCATATCATTTTGTTTTGGCTGTAGTGGTTCAAATCCCATTAGTGTTCCGCCTTTCTATGTCTGCTCAATGTGTCGTGGCCAAATATGCCCCAACGCAATTCTATTTCCTTTTTACATATCTCACAGACAACCACCCTGTTTGACATTATTCCGCCCTCCATACTGGTACAAAGTTGCCCTCGTTAGTCTTAGTATACAATATTGTATTGTGTTTGAGAAGAGCTTTTAATTCTGTTTTTGATGGCATATTTTTAGAATATCCTGATTCTAAAATAAATTCATGTATGTCCATTATGTCCGATTCACTATACATAAATTTATACCAATCACTTTCAGGATTACTTATTGGGTAAACTTTTTGTGGATATTTTATTTTCCCATCTAATATGTAATCTTCAATAGTGATCTTGTGCTTATTTAGTATTTGTGAAACCTGTTTAGTTGAATATGCATTTTCCATATTCTTAACTACTTGAGAGTAAGAATATAGAACACGCTTTTTGTCTGGATAACACCAAGCAATCAATTCATCTTTTGCCCTAGAATAATTTAATACTTTGTGTATTTTATTATTTAAGAAGAAATAGCTAAATCTTTTAGTTTGTTTTTTTCTGCTTGCTCTAACCATCGTCCTAGTGAACTTGTATCCTTATTAAGCATCCACCGTTTCCCACACATTATGCAAAACAGCTCTACATGTAGTTTTTGTGAAAATACTCTGTCTACAAAAACTCTTCCTCGGCATTTACTGCACTTCATCATAATGTAAACACCTTGCCATCTACAACACATGAATAATCTGGAGCAATATGAATCATTTGAATATGTGGGTAATCATTTACAATATGTGCAATTGCAAATCCTTTTTGCCAATCATGATGTTGCATATACTTCATTCCTGGGCCTTTTTCATCACACATATGCCCAATTTCATATCCACGAATTGTTTCTCCAGCTCCATCATTTCGCAATTCATATGTTTGCAAATGTGATGCGATTCTGTGTGAATGCCCACGAATTAATGATATTTGTAAATCATTCATGTCTTTTCTAACAGCACCAGTATCAGCAATTGATAACCCATGATGAACATGTATGTCGCCAAAGCGACGTTTAGGCAATTCGTTGTAGTGGATATATTCGTAACCTAAAGAGTCTAAACTCCACAAAGCCTCTGGAGTAACTTCATTAATATAATCGGGAAGCTTTGCATCTATGTAATTAAAAACTCTAATATCATGATTTCCTAATGCTGAAAACAATTGTGCATCTGGAAGCATCTCTCTTGTCTTGGCATAAAAATCACGAGCACCTTTAGCCTCATGCCTCATCATGGGAACAATAAGATCTCTGCTGTCTGTTTTATGAAGATTTAGAAACTCTGCAGATCTTCCTTCTGTATACTTGCTATAACAAGCCTGATCATCTGTATCTCCAAGATAGTCTACAACGTCTGGCTTAAACCACTTCATAACCTTAAACCATAAAGATATTGCTTTGTCGTCTTGATAGGGAAATTGTTGATCGGATGACAGCATCCATTTCAAATCATTTGTCATTAAACACCTAAATATATACGCAAATACTTTATATTAGCGTAGTAAGAATTGTAACATAAATAAACAGATTGTCAATACTATCTGTTTATTTGCTTTTCAGCTACTGCAATGTAATTTACAACAACACCTTTGGCATAGTTAACATTTGATGAATTTACAGTAATGGTGCCAGTGTTGATTCCAGTCGCTTTTGCGGAAACTGAAAACTGAACATTGTCACTGTTTAATGCTTTAGTAATAGAAGCAACTATTGTAGGTGTTGTTGAAAATTTATTTCCAAAATTAATTGTAGCCTGACCCTTACCTCCAGTTAATTGCACTGTTACATCGTTTCCATAAACTATTGGTAAAGTAGACTCTGTTTGTCCATTATTTGATGTTGCGTCTAACAAATTACTTGCCTGAGTGTAGACATAAGTAATATTTGTCATTAACTGATTTAATGCAGAAGGATCTATTGGGGCACCCTCATAAAACGTTATTGGATTCCACTTGTCTGACATTATTCCTCCTTAGCCTGCGAATTATTAATTAATTCAGTAAGCTCTGCTCTTAATACAGCAATTTGAGTTTCATAGTTTGCTACTAGCTCTCCAATACGCTGTTGTAATGCAGTTATAATTAATTCATTTCTTTCCATTGTTCTCCTAACCTTAAACAAATAATATCATTATGGCTCTAATGCGTCAAGTCTTTGTTCAATACTATCTAATCTATCTTTAACTTCTTGTATCGCCAACACTAAAAGAGCTCCCATTCTGTCGTACGCAATACTCATTGGAGCTCCTTGAATGTCATAATTTACTACGCCTCTAAATTTTTCAATTAAGTCAAGGTCCTCGGCTATTAATCCTGATATTGTTGGCTCTTCTTCTTCAGGGTTTATGTAATTAAAGTTAACTGGCTTAATTTGCATTACTGCATCTAAATAACCATTCCTTGGTATTTCGATAATGTTTTCTTTTAAAGTTCTGCTAGATCCAGATACCTTTAAAAATCCAGAAGAGTTTTGAACTACCGTAGAACCTGTTGTCGTTCCAGATCCAGCGTTTAATGTATTTGCATATATAGCACCAGTTGAATATATTCTTATTAAAGGTCTCTCAGAAACAGTTGATGCTGTTGGGCTATCACTATATCCATCTCCACCTAGCATAATGCTTCCAGTAAGTCTTAGATTTCTCCACCTATAAGGATATGTTAAATAAGTTGGACTATACTTTACACCAAGGTCTGCTGCTCCATCATAATACGGATACCAAGAACTTACTACGCCAGCCGTAGCTGTTGAGATTAATCCTACTGCGTTTAATCCAACGCAATTAACAGCAGAATATCCTCCAAAAGGTGCTCTTTTGTATAAAGTTGTTAGTGAGTTAGACGCACTTGATAGGTTTGTTTCGTCGCCAGCTCCAGAATCTGAATCAGATCCTGCATCTACTAAACTAGGAACTCCAGTAATATTGACATTACCTCCGTAAATTAATGCTCCAGAAATTGTTCCATTTGACGCATTTAATTCAACTGCTCCACTAGTTATTTTATTACTACCAATTAACCAACCAGAAGATTCTCCTCCAATATAACCGCTTGTTGCTTTAATGGTTCCAGTAAGATCTACAGATGAGGCTTTAAGTTTTCCTAATTTGCTTACAGAAAATAAAGTCGGAAGAGCAACTTGTAAAACAACTGGATCTTGAATTGGGTCTATTAATTGTGCTGCTGTTGGCACCCTTATAAATGTTTCATATGTTATATTATTATTAGTAAATGAGTTATATATCTGCCTAGATCCTATCGACCATCCTTCTTCTCCGCCTATAAAACCAGCACTTGCTGTTATTTCGCCTTTAAAAAATGCATTACCAGATTGATTTATTCTAAAGTTTTTTGACGTTATAGAGGGACTTGTTATGCTGTTTCCAAGGTTTATGGCTGTTCCATTTGATGAATATGAAGACCCGTCAAAAGATCCAGAGTATCCCCAAGATCTAATTATTCCAGTAGTTATAACAGAGCCATCTATTGTTGTAGAGTTAATTCCACCGATATGTTTATAAACATCTGCCGCAGCAACTCCAGATCCAGCTAGTCCAAGCTGAGCCTCTGCATCTGTGTAAGAACCTATTTGAACTTTTCCATTTGAAAAAACTCCAAAAGTAAGTCCGCTAGCTTTATTTGCTGGAGGTCCTCCAGCCCAAAACAATAGGTCATTGCTTTGTGATGGCGAAGCTAATCCAACATAAAAAGTGTTGCTAGTGTTTTTAGTATATATTGCGCTGTTAGATGCATCTAAAACAACATTACCTTTTGTAATTGCAGAAGAATTTACTATCCAACCTCCGCTGCCAGTTCCATTTCCACCAAGCTCTGCGCTTGATGTGTAGAATGATGTTTGTGGCGCTGTTGGATTTGCAACAATTCTTGTTACTTCTGATCCTCCATAAAAAGATGAAATTCCAGAACTATTCATAACAACTCTATTACCGCCTGGAGTTCCAGCTATAATTGTACCTGTCGTAACCTGTAAATTTCCAGTTGATATAGTTCCAGATGTTGCATTTATTTGTCCTTCAACAAAAAGATCGTTGCCATCAAATCTTAATTTATTTTTAAGTGAGAACCTTCCAGATGCATCTACATAAAAACCACTACCTGTGCTATTGTATCCGCCAGTTCCTGATCTTATGTATGTATCAGAATCTGTTGATGAAGAATTTATTTTAATTGAATTTGTGTTGGTTCCAATAGTTATATACTGTGTTGCAGCAAGTGTGCCAGTTGTTATTTTATCTGCAGATAAATCAGATATGTATGCGTTTGAAATAAATGGTATTGATTTTGCAAGAGAAAGATCGGATGCGATTGATGAGTATCCACCATTATTTATAGCTTTAGAATAAAACTTATATGTTGTATTTGCTTGAACATTAACAGTAAAATTTCCTTCTACATAATTCATATTTCCGCCAGATGCTGCTGCTTTTAATGTACCAATTTTTTGTGCAACAGAATCATTTGCTGATGTATAAGAAGATGGAATTGCCCATATCTCAAAATGACTTATATCTTTTTCTATGTCTGTTCCATCAGATTTTTGTGAATATTGCCTAATTCTTACTGCCATTGGACCAGGATTTGTGTTTGTAGAATCAAGACCTACGTAAGCCTCTGGCGTTTTAGGCTTAGATATTGATGTGCTACTTAATACGGATATGGATGATGGTGACGCTGTGGTAAAAGATGACTGCTTTAGTGTATTTCCATTTACAGAAGAAACTCTAATGTTATAAGATAAACCCTGTATAAGATTTTCTATTTTGTGCAAATACTTTGGAGATGATGTTGTAAATGGCACGAATATAGAATTGTATCCTGTGTCTGTAGATAACTTATATTCTATATTTACTCCGCCATGTTTAGAATAAGTTGATAAATCTGAAATAGTCCAGCTAACAGATATGCTTCCAACTCCATTTTTAATTTCATAAGATGAAAGTGTATTTGATGTTACAGTAACAGAAGATGGGGCTGCTGGGATAGTATTATCTTCAGTTATAACTGGATCTGGAGTTATAGAATGAACAGACGAATACCCTTGACCTTGAAGGTCATTAGTGTCATAAAATATAGCTCTAACATATTTTGTAGAAGAATTAGATTGTATATTAACTGGATTTGAAGAAGTGTTAGCAACCTGTGACCATGGTCCAGAAGGAGAAGAGGATTCTTCTATAACAATAACTGCAACTTTATCATCAAGAGTGGCTGCTGGAGCTACCCATGCAACTGAATAATATCCTATGCCTTTTGATAAAGAAATTGTTGGAGCTGGCAATGTACTAGTTTTAGATGGAGCTGTCCAGGAATAGGGATTTTTTGGAGAACCGTTTTCTGCTACTGTTTCTATAGTTCCGTAAAGTTGTGTTTTTAACGGAAATCCAAATCTTTCTTTATTTTCTTTTTCTGTAAAAGTTCCAATGTGTATAGAACCACTAGAGCTTTTTTCAATTCTTTTTGTAAATGCCAGGGCATTATTTCCGTAATAAGCATTCAGCAAATAATGACTTAAGGTTTTGTTATTTGGTAATGTCAAATCATGTGTTATTGTAAATACTAAATCTCCACCCTTCCAAGCCATAGAAACATTTTGTATTGGATCATTTGCTTCAGAGTCTATTTTAATTGTTCTAGTATCACTAAAATTAGAGACTTTTCCTCTAGTACTTATTGCTCTCAGTTTTACTTCATAAGTTTCGTTTTTACTTGCTGGAACAGCTAATGGTTCGCCAGCTTTAGTTATTTTATTTGAATATGGAATAAACTGACCTTGGTCAACATTTTTATACCAAACTTCTATTTCTTTGAAGTTAGAAGAATATGCAACTCCATCTTTATCTAAACCGCTCCAAGTTACTACAAAGTTTTTACCGTCTGATTTTAGGTGTGAAGATAAGAATTCTGGCGCCTCTAATGGGTCTTCCTCTGGTGTAAAAATTACTTTTATGTGTGACCATGGGCCATTAGTACCATCTTTATACACCCATCTAAATTGAATGGGATACATTTTATCTGGCTCAAGGTCAGATATTATAAGCTTAAAAAATCCTTCTCTATCAGATTTTACTGGCTTATCGTTTAACTGAACTTTCTCAGGCAGTACCAAAATTGATCTCCATTCTGTACTCAACATCTACAGATCTTCCAGAAATTTTAACTAGTGGAGTAGACAAAACTTTTCTGCTTATTAATCCGTATGTTGGGTCAAAAGAGTCTTCATCATTTATTCTTAGCCCGTCTAATCCAACAACTGTCTGAAGACCATTCTTCGGAACCAGGACTATTCCAATTTTATTTATTTTAGAAAAATCTGGATTGTTTGAATTTGCACCAGCTAATAATGTTGAAATTAAAATATCATTAGATATTTTGTTTCCAGTTCCAACATTATCCAATATTTCAATTTCATAATAAGCTAAATCAGAACTATAAAATCTTATTTTAATTTTTTCAAGATTATTATCATTTTTGTAATAGGATAGCTTTACTGTGTCATTAACACTATAACCAGAAAAGTCTGTCTCTGGAATTGTTGAAGTGTAAATGTTTTCAGATCCAATTCCAGATTGCATGTTTAATAAGCTATCTGCAATAAGAGCACCTGTTGTAGATGATAATGGGTTGAATCCATCTAAATCTGTCCAATCAAAAGCATCGGAGAAGTCTGATATAAATTTGCTATCAAAATTTATTAAAGATAATTTTCTGGATGGGTATATTCCAACTTCTTTTATATTCCCAGCAATATCTACTGGCAAAATTGCTTTGTATATAACAAAATACTTTATGACATTTGAATCTGAATATATATCTGTGCCGCCAAACTCTACTGGAGTTCTGTAGAATTCAAACCCTAGTCTGGTATCGGTTTGAGATGCTGAAGTATTGTCTATGCCAAACACCATATCTTTAGCCTGACTTGAAATATTACCAGCTATAAAATTTGTCAAAAATCTTTTTCCGAATAGTGTTATCATATCTCTCCAAACTGTGCGTCCACCCAATTAACAGACTGAGGCATTGAAGATGTATTTTTTACATAAATTTCATACTCCCAGTAAAGGACTCCATTTTTATATATTGCCTTTGGAGGCAAAACAATCTCTATGTCTGAAAGGTCTGGCTTATCTCCTCCAACATCAGAATCAGAATCGCCATCTTTACCTTCTGGAAACTTAAATTGTATTTCAGAAATTTTAGATGATCCAGAATTTGTGATTGATTTTCGCTCTCCACCTACAACTCTGTCTGAAGGTTTTAAAAAAATAGATGCCTTACTTCCAGGAGTAACAACTACTACTGGATTATTTTGGTTAGCCGAATCCTTTTTAATCATTTTTTTATTATACCATTTACCCTATATAGTGCGACATGTTATGCTTGTCTTCAAACCAGCGCTAAATGTATGCCTGATATTAGTAACTATTAATGGCTCCTCCCCAGTAAAATTTTGATAGTCATATTTAACTGTAACTATGTCTCCAACTTGAATCAGAGGGTTGCCAAAAATTTCCATTTTTATAATTCTTCCTTTATTGATTACTTTATTCTTAATCCATTCACCTAGACTTTTTGCATCCTCAGATCGTTGTATCCATTTAGTCTCAAAAATTACTGGCCTCTTAATTCCATAATCTTTATCGTCTCCAGTAGTATAAATGAGTTGAGAAGAATTACTTAACTTGTTTCCATATAAATGCAATTGAGTTGTTTCCCCATCTGTAACTGGTATTGTTGTTGAGCTATTATTTAACACCCATGCTGTTGACGTAAAGTTATTCCAGCCCTGAGATAATATTGAGGCTGCAGAATTTATTCCAGTGTCCCATCCAATTGGTACTGCTGGAGAACTGTTAAACTTAACATCGTATTTTCTTATCTCTCTTGCTATGGTTCCAAACTCATCTACGTATTCTCCATCAATTTGTGGAGGCTGATCTTCATTAAAAACTAATTCTCCAAAAGCATTGGAAATAAAATCTTCTGAATATTGTCCATAATATTTATTTGTAATACTTGATGTGTCTGAATAGTATTTAGCATCTGTTGATCTACCATACACATAGTCATAGTGAACTTTTCCTCTTGAACAAATTAAAGTGATTTTAGAAGTAGGATCAACTAACTTGAAAACTTTTTTGCTTCCAGTATTATAATATGTTTTATCAGAAGCTCTAAGCATAACTCCGTTTACATATGCGATCATTGTAATATTAAATCCATCTAGCTTTACCCTTATATCAATGTTGTATATCTGTCCAGCATATATAGCAGTTTGAAATGTTTCAGCTAAAGTCTCTACCCCATCTTTTCCTTTTTGAATTTTAACCCACCTTATAGCTTTTCTTCCTACAGATGAAGCAGAGGATGTTGTCTCTATAAGCAAATAATATCCTTTATTTGCCCTATCGTCCGTAAAAAATCCCATTCCTCCACCAGATAATCCATTTTCAACATCTGCTGCAAACCTTAAGCTTGTACCGAAAGAAAAATAGCTTGCATTTTCTCCAGAAGGGTATTTTGGAGCTGAGTTTTTGCCTCCAGGCAAAAGTCCTTGGGAACTTTGTGGGACTTTTATTGCACTAAATGATCTCGTAGCAACAGTATATTTTTTATCATCTGCAACTTTAGAGTTTAATGTTAAGTACCCTTTATAAAAATTACTAGTTATATCCTTTGGGTCGGTAGAGTTGCCTATTAAAGAACTACCAGCTAATTCCTCATCCATGACATACCCAAATATTTTTAATTCATCTGGGTTATCTGAAGGATCCAATCCCTCAAATATGGCCTTTATTGTGATGTCATATTTTTTTCTTCGTTCTAAACCAGTTATTTCAAAAGGTGACGAAGTTGGATTTGGAGAAACTTGAGTTATTACTCCAGAAGATACATCTTTATATGCAACATTATACAAAGATGGCTCCTCATCCATATTCATTGTTTCAACAGTTATTCTAATTGCTGTATCAGAAACTTGCTCTACTACAGGACGATTTAACATTGATTTGTTAAAATCAACACCGCCATCATCTACTCTTAATCCAGGATAGAAATATTTCATTATGCCCAGGAGGCCTTATAAGCCTTCCACTTCCCTCCTTCAAAAGCTTTTGCTGTTAACTCATGAGACGAAATAGTTGTCCCAAGAGCGCCTCTTTTTTTAACACGCAACTTATTGCTTGGAGCAAACGTTGAATCTAGCGATCCTGTTGACCCATCAAAACTTCTAGCTCTTGCTATGTTTCTATATTTAGCAACATCAGCTTCTGACTCAACCCATACATACTTAACTCGATTAGTGGAGTTGTCTTTTAAAATTAATTTATATTCTATTGCGTCATACTCTATAATTTCAGAATTTATTACAATGTATCCTTGATAAGCAAACGGGGACTGTATATTATTGAACTCTGTCATTTGATCTATTTGGATTTCTATAGCTTGACCTTCTATTGGATTTGTAGTTGTTATTGGAGAAATTAATGCCCCTGCGGCTAAATAACTTACTGGTGCTACGAATAAATTTTCTGAAGTTCCTACTAAGTTTGAATTAAATGGGCTATCATATATAATCTTAACTTGATTAGCACTTGGAATTTCCTTATGGGAAAATGAGGCTATGTTTGGCAAAACTCCGTTGTCTAAATTGTATGTAAAGTTTGTCTGAAACAATCCAGTGCTTTCATACATATAGTCTCTACTATAAAGTTGTAAAATTCCATCTTCATCTACTATAGCATTCATTTGAATGTCATTACAAATTTCTTGCAAGCACTCCCAAACGCTTTTAGTGCCGTCCGACCACCAATAATTTATAACTGGAACTGAATAGTCTTCATAAATTTGAACACCTAATATTTCGCTTGACACTGTTACTAAGTTAAATTTATAAGAGGTAAATCCTACAGAGTCTAATAATGCTGTTATTATTCCTACTGCGGTAAACGATTCGTAATATCTTTCTGGGGCAAAAGAGTCCATGAGAATTTTTGCTGCATCAAAAGCTTCTATAGAAGTATCTCCTTTATTTTTAATTTCCCAAGAATCAATATAAAATTGCCCCTGTACAACAACATCATATTCTCCTGGAACCGTTATTGCATTTTCATGAAAAATTTTAAAATATGGAACAATCATAGATTTAGAAAACATATAAATTAAACTTGAGTCTAAATGTTCATTGTTAAAATCATAATTAACTATTTGCAAACTATCTTGATTATTTTGTGAATCTTTATATTTAGCAATTGACATTGATAATGAGTTAGATGTAACTTTTCCAATAGGTAAGACATCTTCCGAATTCGCAGAAGACTCCTTTTGAATTTCAAATGAAACTATATCATCAGATATGTTTTGTACCCATCTAGGGCTCAAATCTATGAGGCCTATCATTTTGTCTACAGAATTAGCTGCAGTTATTCTTACATGCTCAATCTCAATTGGGTTTGCATATTTAAAATCTGAATTCCACACGTCTTCTTGAAGTTTTACCCAGTTAAAAGTTCCATTTAAATCTTTATAATGTAATATTACTTTGTTATCAGACACAGAAAATTGGCCCAGACTTTGTTCTGCCTGACCGACTTTTTTTATATATATGTAACAGTTAGATGGAACATGATGAAATTTTTCAAAGGTGGCAACTATTTTGTTTGTTAAGGCTGGTTTTGTTGGATCAGAAAGTTCAGCTAATCCACTTTGTGTTATTTTTTGTGGAGCGACTGTATCGTTTATTGTAAAAATATTTTTTTCTGGAACTGAAGATATTTGTCCAGCCATTGAAAGTGATCCCATGCCAGTAACAGTGACTATCATGCCACTTGTAAATCCATGACTTTCAGTTGTTGTAAAAAATACTTTTTCTCCAGTGCTGTAAGCTTCTTTTACTGTAGCAGTTTCATGCACATATTTAATTTTTACATCTAACATTTTCCCTTTAGGGGTTAGAAAGTATTGATAATCATTAGTAGCTCCAGCATAGTAAACTCTTGGCATATCTGAAGGATACTCAAAAACTCTTAAACTAGAATAATATTCTCCATTAGACAAGGGGTACTCCGAATCTGAGTCTACATAATATTTTACTCCGCCTTCTCTTGGCCTAAATGGTTTTATTATAGAATCTACTGGGAACAATTTTTTAAAAGGATTTATTTTAATTGTTGGTGTCACTTGACCAATATAATCTTGATCTGTAGATGTAGTTGTCACGGTTATATTCTGTAACATTGAATTCATGTTGTGCTCTAATAAAGCACCAGATCCAATTTTAACAGTATGGTTTTGTTCAAATAAATCTTTTAAATCGTCAGATACCTGTATCATTATACCTCTTCCATACTAAGAGATACATTCCAGAAAGCATTTACTCCTCTTTTTACTAATGTAAAATTACAATTTGTAAATGAGACTAGGTATTCTTCTTCTTTGGTAGTATCATAATCTTTTGCCCCGCCTTTTGAAAAATTAACTCTTATCTTAAATACATCTCTTCCTAAATCACTTTTATAGAATTCTCTTAAATCTTCTGCTCCCCATTTTCCATCTGCTGTTTGCGATCTATATGATGGAAGCATCATCCAAGAAGTGCTGAATGTTTTTTTATCTGCTACCCAAAATTTTCGCAAAGACCCGTTAGCCATTCTTTGAGAGTCTTCTATTCTCATTGAGGATACCTCTAATTCAGATCTATTATGATCCGACAATTCTCTCCATCCAAGTGTAGTTATTGCTGGGGTGGCCAATTTATCTGGAGCATAAACTCTAATCAAATTACCTTTAGGTAATATTATTGCGGCCATACTATGCTCCTCTTCCTATATTAATTGATGGTCCAGCTTTTGAATTTTCAAAATTGATAAGTGATTTAAATTCTTCAAACACTTGTCTTCCATTTGTAACTGGCTCAGTAAATTCCATTTTAACGGAACCAACATTAATTACTTTAGAATTAGATGCTGGGGAATTCATTGTACCATTTCTAAGAGCATTTATATAGCTGCTTTGATAGACACCTTCGGTTCCAGCTTTTAATACGGCCCCTACTTCTTGTCCATAAGGTCCTGGCACCATTCCATTCCAATCGTGGAATTTTCTAACTTGATTAAAGTATCCTCCATCATTAAAATCAAAAGCTGATTGTGGTCTTTTTGCATTACTCTTAGTTATTCCATGAAGCATTAACATTCTCAAAGCTTCTATAGATGGAGATCCTAAATGTGTATAAGATGTACCAAATCCTGCTGAGCTGCTTTTTCTTAAAGCAGACTCTAACATTTCTGGATAAGAGCCAGAGTGTATTTCTGTAGAAAGCCTTAGCTGCTCAGCAAGCTTATATATTTTATCCTGACGAGCAGAGCTATTTAGTCCGTGTTGTTCTAACGAAACTGGACCAGTTTCAATGCCTAATAATTTTTTAGCTTCTTGCAAAGCCATTGTTTCTAAAGTTGAAGACTCTCTTCCAGAAATTGACCCTGCTCTATATTCTGGAGCCAGGCTTTCAAACCAAGATCTATCTAAATCTGTATAACTTTCTTTTAAGAAATGTAAAACGTCTTTTGTTTTGTGGTCTACAACCAATAGTGGTGCATCTTGATCTGCAGTTATTAATCCTCTTTTAACAAGCTCTTCTTTATACTTTGTAGCATCTTTGTAAGGGCGGATTATAGCAGGATTTGGAATAGTCAATCCTTCTCCTGGACTTCTCATCCACCAAGTATCTGTTGAATTTAAGTTATATGGCTTCCCGTTGCTACCAATCATTGATGAAAGAGGAGAAACTATTTTAGCCTGCTCCTCATCCCACTTGCCCATCATATGAGACTTTACAGTATCTTCTAGAGTAAAATGAAGTGAAGCTCTAGGATATGCTCCAGGCTGAATTATATTTCCTTCGCTATCTAATTTTTGAGTTTTTCCAACATTATAATGGCCATAAGGATAAAGAACTATGTTTCCATCTGCATCACGTATAGCTGGAAACTTAGTTGAATGTATTGTTGGAACCTGAGAAGAATCAGCAGATACTCCAGCAAGTCTGGCGCTTAGAGTTTCTCCCAAAATGTCTTCAGCTTCTTTTTTTGCTTTTTGCTGTTCAACAATCTTAATTAAGGCTTGCTGTTTCCAAAATATATATCCAGATGAGGCTGCGTCCCCAGTCAATGCCTGTATTATATTTATAAATCCATCTGCATTTTCAAATGGAAGTGCTTCGCCTTTATCTCCAATTGAAATGGCTGCATACATTTTGTCTAAAAGGTCTCTTTCTGCAGAACCAATATTATTTTTCATAAAATTTTCTAGCATCGCCTGATTCTTTTTATCGTTTGGCTTAATTTTTAATGCTGCCTGTAAAATACCTATTGGGTCTGTTGGAACAGTAGTGACTCCAAAACTAGAAAGATCTGGGATCTCCTCTTTAAATCCTTGGAACGCAAAAGTGTGTTTGCCCATTCCATAAGTAGGAATTGTTGATCCATCATCTAGGGTTATTTCTTTTTTAGCGACTGCAAGCATCTCTTGATTTTTTTTCTTTAATTGATTAAATCTAGATAACGCAAGTTTGCTTGTTACTCCAATAGCTGGCAAAACTCCTAAGACATCTAAAGCCCTACCGATATTCTTGCTTCCGAAAACTTCTGGGCTAGTATTATTTTTTAAATTAAATGCAGATGTGTATCCAGAAAGAGTTTGCGCTGTTTGAAGAAGCATTAAATCTTTTTGTTTTTGAGAAATTCTAGATTTATAATTTATATCTTTATTAAAAGATTGACTAGATCCAAAGCTCTTAAACCCGTCAAGCATTTGAGATATGACATTGACAGGATTAAATCTACTAAAGAAATTTCCATCATTATGTTTATGTCCTGCAGAGCCACCTTTATGAAAGCCTAAATATCCGCCATTTTTAAATCCTAGTGCAGAAAGCTTTGAAACTCCAGAAATCTTTAATGGAATAATGTCTTTAAAATCTGGAGAAGCTTCTATAATGTTAGCTGGTGAAGACATTCCCTTTTCATAATCTTGCTTTGCTTTATCTGGACCTGGATAAAGAGTAGATGCTGCATCAATATAATCTTTTCCAGTATAAAGTTTATATGCAGCATATGCATGAGTATTTCTTTCTTTCCACCTCAACACTCCTGGTCTTTCATATTGATCCATAAATATATAAGCAGCTTTGCTTATGTCAGTAAGACTCTTAAATTTTGCTGGATTTGCCAATTGCCCATTGTGCATTTCCCACCAAATAAAATCTAACTGATTTGCTAAATCATAAATTCCCTTTTTGCCGTTTTTCTTTAACCAGTTCTGATATGTTTTCCATCTAGCATTTACGCCCCATTGTGCAATTCCACGTCCCTCTTGTGTATGTCCAACTTCTTCTGCACCAGGCCTCAATGTAGATTCTGCAATTAAATTACCAACAATTCCAGCAGCTGCTTCAGGTGTCATGCCCTTTGAAATTAAATGTCTCATGGCATATGCAGTTCTATCATTTAGCTTATTAAAGTTAAACTCTTTAGGTTTAGTTTGAGGTAATCCACCAGTTGAACCCATTGCATAGTTAACAAGTCTATTAACATAGCCGCCAGTTGCAGCATTAACTCCAAGAAGATTTTGGGCTGCCATAACAACACCTTCTGCACCTCGCTGATTAATAAGATCCATATTTGGTACGCCTATATCGCTAACAGAGGATGACCTTGTTATATATTCAGTATTTGAAACTCTGATTGGAATTGCTCCACCATCTGCATATCCAGTTATATAACCTGGGATAGAATCAGATGTTCCAGTTCCTGGACCACGTAGATATCCTCCGCCAGAAAAATTAAATGGATTAAATCCTAATGTTTTTTCAAAAAATCCATCCCAGAATTTTTGTGCTGTGCTCCTATTGTCTTCTTTAACTTTCTTTTGATCTGTTCTAGTTAATCCAAGTATTTCTTTTAGTTCATCAACACTTGTCTTTAACCCTTTTAGTGTTGCTTCCAAAAGAGTATCAAATTCTGTTTTGCCTTTTGGTTTTTTTATTTCTCCCTCAAGAATTGGAACCAATGCCTTAATCTCTGGGTTTACAGATTTCTTTAATTCACTAATTAGTCCTTCTACTATTCCTACTTCCCATTTATCATATCCGCCTTGGCCCATCATCATTGCCTGAATAGATCTTCCAAGCAAGTCTTCGAGCTTGGCAACATCTTCTGCGCCTTTCTTGGCGGTATCTTGAGCAATTTCAATTCTGTCTTGCAATGACTTGATTTGATTTCTTAATGAATCAATTTCAGCCTCTTTTGCATCAACATCTCTTTTTTCTTTCTCATCAATAGCTCTCTTTGCAAATTCTGTTTGCTGCTGACCAACTAATCTTTGTATATCAAGCTGAGCTTGTGCAGCTGTCTGCATATCTCCAGCAGCAAGTGCATTGTTGTACTCAAGCTGTTTTTTCTTAATTTGAAGAAGTATATCTTCGTCTTGCTGCTCTTCTTCTAAGGCTCTCCTTCTTTCATCAGCCTCTTCTCGTATTGCTTCAATTTCTTTTTGCTTAAGCTCAATTAATTCTTCTAAATCTTCTTTTTTCTTTTCAGCGTTTTCAATAGTTTTTTGATCTGCTGCTTCTGATGCTTTTTTAGCTTTTTCAATTTGAGACACTAGGCCAGCAAAGGGATTGCTTTTTGTTTTATCTGTTCTATAGAATGTATCCATTTTCATTATGGCAACAGATAGCTTCTGTGCCATTTGTGGATCTAATTGTGTAAAGTCCATTGATATTCCCATGCTATACATTCTAAGTTTTGCAAACACGCTGGCAAGGGTTTCGGAGGTTCCCAATATTGTTGCTAACACTGGATTTTGAGCTTTAAGCGCTTCTAGCTGTCCACCAGACAATTTATTGCTAGAGCCTTGAGTGGAGTTAATTCTTTCTAGAGTAAGTTGATATGCTTCAGCGGCATCTACAACTTCATATTGATTCATGGTTAATCCAATTAATTTTGTTTCAGAAGCCTGCAAAGCATTAAGAACTGTATCAAATGCAGAAACTAATTGATCTGTATTTCCTTTACTTATTAAATCATAGAATGTTTGAATTGAAGCACTTGCTGCAGTAGCCTCATCTTTAATAGCTCTAAATCCTTGTGAAGCAATTGCTCTAATTGCAAATGTTGCTTTATTGGATGCCGCTATTAATGCGTATATTATATTTGTAGCTTCTTGTGCATCCATTCCGCCAGCCACAAACTGTGCCTTTAATGAAGCAGCTTTTGCAGAAACTTCTGAGCCTGCTGCCTGATCAAACATCTGAATTAGTTCTGGGAAATCCTGAGTAACTTTTTGTTTTAATTCACTTAATTGCTTTATGGATAAAGTTATTCCAGGAATACCTGCACTTGTGTAAGTTGCATATAGCGCTCCACCAGATTCTTTAAATGCTTCCATTCTGGCCCTTGTAGCATTTAGTGTATCGTTAAGTGTTGTAAACTTAAGATTAAGCTTTTCTATAATATCAGTAGATGGGCCAAATGCAAGACTTACAGTTTTTCTATGATTATTTATTGCATCAAAAACTTTTTTAACGGCAAGGCCTACTGTAACTAAAGCTGCAACAAGTTTAACTGGTCCAGGAAGTTTCCATAGCCACTGGAAAGCCTTCATTGCCATGGAGCCACCTTTTGCAGCATCCTTTGATTTATTAAATAATGCATCCATGATTTTAAATGAAGCCATGTCTCCAGCAATTCCAGCAGCCATTCCAACCATTTGGTTTCCACCGCTAAGTGCTAAGCCAGCGCTGTATGAACCCATTCCTATTGCCATTGATCCTGCCATCATCATTCCAGAGCCACGAGGTCTCATTGAACCAGAATTCGGATTATCTACATAATTTGTTTTTGGCAATCTTTGTAAATACCCAAGCTCGGCATTATCTAGTGGTGTACCTAGAGGTATTTGATAAGGGAAATTGTCTGGCAACTCTGTAAGAATATGTTTGCCGCTCATTGCATCATATCTAGTCCTTAATCTATTACCATATGCAGCACGATTTCTTCTTACAACTCCGCCACCTTTCCTGTATCCTATTGGACCTCCAGCATTGTATCCACTATATGCAAATCTAGAAGCATTTGGCATAAAGTATGATCTTGGATCTAGCCTACCCATTATTGCTCTAAGCAACCATTGTCTTGTTCCAGAAGTCATTCTTGGTGATGTAAAATCAACATTTCTTCTTTGCTGTTGACGTATATCAGATCTCTTTGCGGCATTTGTTAAAGGTATTTGATCTGGCCTTGCAGCTCCAGTTGCCCTATGTATATCTGCTGTAAGAGAATTTATTTCTCTCTCTCCAAGCATGGCCATTCCAAAATTACCAGCCATTGAAAATTGTTTTCCAGTTTTAGGATCTGTCCATAAACCTTCTCTAATTGTGTGTTCTGAAACTGGTAAAAATTCATCGCCCTTAAATTGCTCTATATCAAAGCCTCTTGGATACAAAGATCCAATTACTCTGTCAAATAAAGAAACCCCTCCAAATTTTCCAGACGATGCCTGTTCTCTAAATTTTCCAAGGAGGTTTGATGTCGGTCTAAATCTAGCAGTTTGTCCTACGCCACCGTATGATTCTAAGTTTCTTAAATCGTCTCTGCCATTTTCAATTAATGCATTAAGTTTTGCATTAATTCCTTTAGCTCCTTTAATTCTGGCTGCCATCCATTGTCTTGGATCAATCAATCCAGTTTTTGAATCATATGTAGCATCCCAAGCATCATCAAAATATTTGGTTGCTTGAGCAATTGCTTCATCTTCAGTTAATCCAGCATGAGAATGTAATATTGAGGCATCATGCATAATACTTCTTAATCTAACTTCTTGTTCCCAATTTGGAGAACTTAATACTCTAGATTCTACTCTAAATATCTTAGAATATAAATCTCTTAAATCACTTGACCCTATTGATCTTCCGTATCCTCTTCTAATGGTATTTATTATTCCGCCGCCCAAATTATATCCATTATTTGCAGCATCTACTGCTGCATACAATAATGGATCTCTATGTATTCCAGGGCCTAAAACTATTTCTCCAGGAGTTACTGCTGCCTCTATTGTTGGTCCAGAAGAAGTATAAGTTGATGGAGCTATATTTCTAATCCATTGATTATTTGGATTCATAGAGGCAGACTGATTTAAAACATATCCATCTACTGGTAAACTTGCTATTCTGTCATCATAATTAATTGATGTTGGGCCAGACACTACAGTTTTATTTGGACCAAATCCTTCGATGTCTCCACCTGTTGCGAATTTAGGAAGTCTTGTTGTTTCAATACTGTATGGAGCTCCAAATGTCCTAATGCCACGAAGTCTTCCAATTTCTTCAAGGACACCCTTGTTGGATTCTTTTTTAAATAAATCTCTTAATGTAAATTGTCCACTAGCATCTACTACTGGCTGATCCATCAAGGGGGCTTTTGTAAAGTCAATTGTTCTTCCCTTTGATGCTGCGTATAAACCAACTTGCTCTCTAAGCATTGCATCTATTTGTGCATTAAGAGCAATAATTTTTGCTCTTGCCTGTTCAATAGTTATTGTTCCAGCTCTTAGCTCTCCAACAATTGCTGCGGACTGTACTGCTGCACCGTCTGCAATTTTAGCTGTTATTGGCAATATATCGTCAAACGTATCTAATAGTTCTTTGCTTACAGTTCCACCAAGTGCAACTGTTTTCTTTAAAGCAGCAACTTCTTCTTGAGTTTGCATTCCAAGAGTTGCCATTAACGCATGGAATCTGGCAGCTTCTCCTGAAACAATACCTGTAGATATTCCCTTAACAGATGTTAGACCTTCTATATCTGGGAGTCTTTCACTCATGTATATTTGAGGAGTTCTTCCTATGCCTCTATTTACTGGAATAGCTCCTGGCACAACGCCCATTAATGATGCTGGATTATTTGGATCTCTTGGATTTATGTGAGACATTGCTCTTGTCTCTAATTCTCCAGCGTAAGCACTTGTAGGGTCAACTTCTCTTCTCATTCCAGGAACTCCAGGAATAATTGTACTTCCGCCAACTGTAGATACTGTTGGATTAACTGGTATGACTCCAGCGGCCATAGACGTCTTTAAACTTGCGTAATCAAATATTAATTTTTGTAAAGCTGTATGCAACACATTTGCTGCCGCTGCATCCGAATAAAATGATTTCTCTACCATTCTTGCAGCTTTTTCTGCTGCAATCATTTCTGGCGTCAACATCTTCCATCCCTTTGTTCCCTGGAAGAAAGACCTCATTAATACAATGCCCTTAGTTATATAGCCAAAGAAGTTTGCAAGAACACCAGTTATCATAATCAAAGGACCAGCTATGGCTGTTACTCCGCCGAATAATGCTAATAATTTTTGAACTGGGCCAGGAAGGTTGTTAAAAAAGTTAACAATCTTTTCAAATACGTTTAAAACTTTGGTTCCAAATTCTAAGAATTGCTCACCGATTCCACTCATACTTGCTTTTAGAGATTCAACAGCTCTCTTAAATTTTCCAGAAGCTGACTCAGTAACTAGACTTAATTCTCGACCAGCCACTGAAGCAAGTTCTCCTGCTGTGGCATTCATTAGTTCCATAACTTGAACAGTTTGGCTTCCAGATTTATTTAAGTTATTAAATAAAGCTGCCATTCTGGCGAACTGGAACTTTCCAAACATTTGCTCTAATGCTCTTGCCTTACTTAATGGATCTAAAGTTTCTAATGCTGCCTGCAAATCCAAAATCATTCCAGTGGTGTTACCAGTATTTCTTGCAACCATTCCCATTATGTCGATTCCAAAATCAGACATAACCCCAATTGTTTGTTTTGTCGGATTGATCATAGAAGCAAGACCAGACTTTAATGCGTTTGCGGCTTCAGACGCATTAACGCCACCTTCACGCATTGCTGTAATGTATAATGCTAAGTCTTCTACGCTACCACCTAATTGCTTTACTACTGTACCAGCTTTAGGAATAGCTTCTACTAAATCATTTAGAGTTGTTGAAGTTTGGTTTTCTACTGCGTTTAAAAAGTTAATTGATTCAGTTAATTCTTCTGTGTTTGATTTAAATGCTGTTTGAATTGCAAGAGTTGCTTTCATTGCTTCTTGCCTATCTACTTCACCAAGAACTGCAAGTCTCGTAGTTTCTTTTACTGAAGCAATTAAATCTTGGCCAGTTTTACCAGTAGCTGCTACGTCAGCAGCAAGTGCCAAAGTTTCTTTAAAACTCACACCCATTGCGCTAGATAATTCTTTTGCAGTTGCGGTTACATCTTTTCTGATTCTGCCTAGTTCTTCTGCTGATGTACCAGCTATGTCTCCATAAACCTTTACTAATCTTGTTAATTCTTGATCTGCTTCTTTAAATGCTTTTGCGGCTGCTGCTCCAAACATGGTAAGAGGAACAGTTAAACCTACAGTTAATTGACGACCTGCCCACTGAGTATTTTTACCCCAGTTAATTAATGATGTCGAACCTTCTAGTAATGCTTTATTAAATATCTGAAGCTCCATACGAGCTAATTGAGATTTATTTTTTATTGCATCTAGGCCTCTTGGGACATGCACATTGTACTGCATTAATCCTTGTGCATTTCTGCCTAATGGTTGCAGAATTGCATTCTCAAGCATTACCTGTTCTTTAGCAAGCTCTCTAATTAACCCTTTAGATGTTTTTAGATGTGTTTGAAATGTTGAAAAATAATCTCTTAACTTTAATCTCCCAGTATCTAAATTTTTACCAAATTTATTTACATCTGAGTTAAGATTAACAAAGTGGCTAGAGAATAGGCCGCTTTGAACCAAAGTATCTCTAAACGCATTGTTTGCTACTTTGGTTGAAGCGGCTATAGACTTATTTGAAGCAATTAATTCTCTTTGTAATTGTTGTAGGCTGGCAGTTACCCTGTGTACTTCGGACACAAGGCTAGACAAGTCGGCTTTAGCGACTATACTAGTTACTATTTGTTCATCAGCCATTTATACAATTACTCCTTAGAGTAGCCCAACCCCATTCCAACTCCGAATCCAGCTTCTGCGGCAAATGCACCTCGTAGTGAAACTACATCGTCAGCGCTTGTATCAATACCCATAGCTTTTCTTCGGACATCGTCAAAAGTTTTGGTCTCCTCTTTATCTTGTCCATCTCTCAGGTCTACACCTTGTAGTGATGCCAAGAATATTCTATTTTCTTGATCAGCCTTTTGTTTTGCTTTTAATGTTAAAAGCACTTCTGGCATTGAAAGGCTGCTCTCTATTTCATCGTAACTTTTCCAGTTACCAAGAAGAAATAGTTCTCCTAATAGTGCGGCAATATCTAGTTCTGACCAGCTAGAACCGCTGCCGCCATCAGGTTTGGGTCGTCCATTTTAATACCTCCACAAACTTCAAGGATGCGGTTGATTGTTGGGACGTCCAATGCGTCTTCTAATGCATCACGATCAGCAACTAAATCTGGTAGTTGCTTTTCTAATGCCACTGCACAAGCGTCGATAAGAATAGTTAGTGTCTCATCTTCGTTTTGAACTGTTGCTGTCTTTTGAATTGCCGTCATAAACTTACGAAGCTCTTTAATCGTAAGCGGCTTTAGAGTGACTTTTGCGCCATTCTGTAATTGAATTTCTTCTACGTCATATACTGTTGTAGCCAATTTATCCTCCTTTAGGATTCTAAATTATTATAGCATAAGGGTATTACAGATACAATAAATAAGCCCCCATTTCTGGGGGCTATTTATTAATAATTAAATTAATTATTAAACTTCAAGAACACGATCAATAATTACGCCGTATTCTTTTCCAGTGTAGTCTTTATATGCAGCTGGTGTTCCAACTGTATTTGAAGACTGGCTCTTTGGAAGAAGACGGAATGTTACTGGGAATGTTGTTGGTGTGGTACGAGCAAGCGAGAACTGTGATTGCTGTACTGACAATACACGACGAGCATAATAAATACGCTCTGTACGTGCTAATGCAGTACCGTCATCTGCTGTTGTAGGAGCATTTCCTACAGCAACTAATTGACGCTCTGTTGGCTGTACGCCAAGAGCTCCTGCTTCAAGACCCAAAGTGTCTGTTGCACCTGTTCCAGAACCTGTTGATGTTAATGTATCGTTTCCTTGTCCAAAAACAACTAGAATATTTGCTAGTGTACCTTCGGACATTTCTGTTGCAATCATAACCTCCATAGCAGACTTGAAAAGCTTAGCTGTATCAAGCAACTGATCTACGGTAACAGAGTCATATGTTGGATTATAGGTAATTTGAAGACCATTGTTGGTATAACCAACGTTTCTCCATTTAGCTGTAGCTGAATTTGAATCGTATGCATCATTAAGAGTCTTAGTATAAGAAACTCCATTAGCGAATGCAACTCCACCCAAATCAGCATCGTTTGGCACTAGGTCTGCGCTGTAGTCAGAGCCTTGTGTCGAATCTGTTGTGGACAAAAAAAGCGGAGAAGCACCAACGATGATGTTTCTGGCCTCATTGTATTTTGCCATGTTTTTTCCTCCTATTTCATGAAATAAATATATATATATTGTGGCTGGCTAGGCCCTTTCCTCTAAGACTAATTTTAAAGTATAATGTGGCCTAAAGCAAATCAGGCAAATCTGCCTGAAGAATCAGTAATTCTTGAATATTGTATTTCTAATACTATATCTGAGGCCAAAAATCCTTGTACTTCTTCAGAAGGTTTTGTGGGAGATATATCGGCTATAAATATACTATGAAATTTAAACTTGTCAGATAGCCCAGACCAATAATTTATATCCCTAGCAGACTCGTCCATCCTTCTAAACTCATCAGTCATAAAGTTTCTTATCTCTACTATGTCTATCATGTCTGTAGCATATACAGTAAATAATATTTGTTCGCAACATATTAGCCAATTGTCTTTGTAGGACATTCCTATCTTGTCATAGATTATATGCTTCTTCCCGCTCAAAAATTGATTCATTTCTGGAACCTGTTGAACTGGAATAATTGGCACCATGGTTTCTTTTAGATTATCTGCATAATATGTATGCTCATCAAATATTGAGGCTGCTTTCATTTTATTCCAAAGATACTTTCTTAACTCAAACATCGCATCTAGTTTATAATTAGGCATTTGCTACCCCCGAAAATGCTGCTATTAATGCTGCGTCCGCTTCGCTTGCAATGCTGTTTGGTGAAAATTTATACTTCACAGTTTTAATTTGAACTGGAGTTGATAATGCCTTTGTCATGGCAGAATTAAATAATCTTTGAAAACCAGATTTTTTAATTGACATGTTTACTAGCTGTCCTGTAAAAAAATATTTATATGAGGCAAGAAAAGAATTTTTTGTAGCAGCCCCGCCTGGTTTTGTTACTGTAACAGATTCGCCTTTAGGCATAAATATAACATTGCCATCAATATTAAAAACTAATCTTTCTGAATGTCTTGGTGTTATTATAACAGTTTTACCAGATTCCATAACAGAAGCTTTTTTTACAAAAACGTGTCTGCTGTTAGATGACTCAGCTGGTACGAATGAGACTGAATCTAATAGCTCGTAATTAATTCTAAATGATAATCCAGACTCATCTACTTTTTTTAATTTAAAAAGCCTAGCAGATTTATCTCCAGTCCTTTTCCATTCATAAACGTGATGTAATGATCTGGGAGATGTACGTGCTTTTGCATCAATATAATCACCAAAATCTTGTTGTATCTGATCAAATATTGTCTTGCTGAAAGCTTTTTGAAACGCTACATTAGAAGTTAATTTTGCAAGGACATTCGTTTTATAAAAAACAGCAGCAGATATTTGTGCAACAGTACTGTCTTTAATTGCGCCATCGACTGGCTTGCCAGCCATTAAATTAACTAATCCGCTAGCAGCCTGTAGAGCTAATGCCTCAGAAGCCAATTTGCTGATTCTCCGATCTTCTTAATGAAGTGTTATACCCTACAACATTTCCAAAGGGATCTGTTATTGGAGTTGCTCCTATGACCTCAAAAACTGTAGCTGTGTCATTTGGATAATTTAATTCGTACCATATTGGATTGCCTTCAGCATCACGAATATTTTTAATCTTTTCTCTTATAGTCAATCTTTCTGCAGTTCTAACTTCTATAAATTGCTCATTAGAATACTGATTTCCAAAAGCCTGTTTGTCTAAATTTCTATTAGTGCTTTTACTAATAATTCCACGAGCATAGCAATTTAAAGTTTTATAATACATAAAGTTTCTTTTCATTAATCCCGTATCGGGATCTTGCTCTTCTTCTTGTCTATAGACATCCAATTTCATAGACATTAAGCCATCTACTATACCGAACACTATACCACAACCATTTGAGTGACAACATAATCAAGCAGTAATTTATCTGCGTAGGCTGACCCAGTTCCGCTAAAAGCATCTGAACCATATTGGAAATTCCAATCTGTTGTCGATATCTTATTTACATACCTGTCTTTCCATAAACGATCTTGTGAAAAATACATTCTCATAATTTCAATGGTGGCTTGCTCCACCTCATCTGGAACAGAATCCCAGCCGAACCTGGCATAAACTTTATATTGCTTGCCTCTTCTAAATATATTTGGAGAAACGTCATGAATAGATGGTGGCACCATTCCATTTGCAATATACGCATCGTTATCTAAAAAAGCTGATTGGTTTACTTTAATTCCAAACCCGCTTGTTGTTGGCTCTATAACATAACCCAAATGATTAATACCATCTAAATTATCTATCCACAATTGATCATTTTGGTGTAATGTATGTAGTGTATGTAATTTTCTAGGAAGTGGCAGAGTATCTGAGTCATTGCCCATTACTGTAAATGTATCATCAAATAAAAAGAATTTTTGACCAGTATAATATTCAACCATTTTTCTTGCATATTTTTCTGCCATACGAATTTCATGATATGTTTTATGATTTGGGTCGTTAGCATCTGAACCAAGATTCAGGTCTTCTATCGCCTCTTGTACAGAAACGTATGGCGTAACAACATCAATATAAGATTCTTGAACTGAAGCTTGAGATCCATATATGTAAGTCCACTCTATTCTAAATTTTCTATCTCTGCCTAAAGCAGATAATGGAAAATAAAATTTATATGAGCCAACATCTGTTTCGTCTGCTTCGGCTATAAAATCATAAACTACTGTATTAGGATTAATAGGTGGAGAAATTAAAGGATCCTCTGTTATGTCGTGAACCTTTACAGTAACGTCAGAGTCTGGAGTAACAGGTTCGCCTCTATAAAAAAGTTTATTTGTTACTGCTGTACTTACACCTTTATATATTTCTGCCATCAATAAAGCTTAGTTGTAGTACTCCTGTACCTCTTTTGGAGTTGCTAATCTAAACCCTTCCTCCTTATCAAAAATTTGTTGCGCTTTTTCAGGTTTCATAGCTACAAAAGGATGTTCTTTTGTAAACGTATGTCCTGCAATATCATATCTATAATTTGCTCTAGTCATTCTAACTAAAACCATGTCCTCATTTAATTCCTGGTTAGGATCAAATTTAGGTAAAACTTCTGGTGCCTCTTCTTTTGAGTCTTCTATATTTTTAAGTGTATTTTGATAGACTGACCAAGTTACGCCTTCTTCTGCCAATGCGGCAACAATATCTGCTTTGTTTTTTAGTCCATCTGTGTCTACGGCAAAATCTTCAGCAATTTGCTTTAAATCTTTTACCTTCAGTGTGTCAAATGACATATTTACTCCTTTGGTATGTAAATAAATTATAGCATTAGTGGGTTAAAAGGAAAAGCCCCCAAAAATTAATTTGAGGGCTTTTCAGCAGTTTTAATCCTATTTATTAATTAGGAAGCAACTTTAACGTTCTTAACAACGACCCACGCATCTGCCTGCTCAATTTGGCATCCAACACGAGTATACATTGTATATTCGATGGAGTCCTTCTTTGGCCAGAAGAAGCGATAAACTGTTACATCACGCTTGATACCAATAACGACGTTATTTGGGAATGTCAAGTGGATATCGCCAAGATCATTGTCAGCACCCTGAGTTTCCTTCAATAGAGGAACTTCAACAATTGGAATACCAAATGCAAATGGCGCTGTGAATCCAGCTGGACCACCTAATCCTGCAGTGTCTCCACGGATAATGCTTGCAGCAATATCTTGTGGGTTAACATTCTGGATATTTTGTGATGTTGAATACAAATAATCCTGAATTAGATTTGATCCTGACAAGAAGCGAAGATCTGGTCTGCGCTGCTTGTACTTACGTGGCATAGCCTTAAGTGCGTTATTGAATACAGCACGTGAGACTGCGTCTCCGTCTGCATCTACAACGTGACCGTTGGCCTTAGCAAGCTTCACAATACCATCGAAGGCCTTGTAAAGATTGTCTGATGAAAGCGAAGTATCTCCATTAAGGACTACGTCCTCAAGGTCGTTACCTGCCTGTGTTGCCATAAGTCTTGCAATGTGGTCTTCGAGATCGGCACCTTCAATATTATCTTCTAGAGATTCTGTTGAAAGCTCCCAATCCAAACGAAGCTTCTTTGTTGTAAGAGAGATCTTTGAGAACTGTACAGCAGAATTGCTGCCAGTGTTCTCAGCTTCAGCGGCAAGCTTCATAAGCTTCTCGCCAACACCGATACGATCTATCTCAGTAGTATCAGCTCGCATGCGAACTGTACGTGCTAATTTTCCGACTACTGTTGCATCGAACATGTAATCAAGGAATCTTGCGGACTGCTCTGGATTGAGCAAGCCACCCTTACCCTCGGAACCGACGTGGATTCCAGTGGTGGGATCTGCTGCGCCTTCCATACTACCTGTTATAGTAGTACCTGCTGCAGCCGCTTTAGCTAATAGTTCATTACTCATTAGTTATTTTCACCTACCCTTATTTAATCAATTCACTAACGGAACCGAGGAAAGTGCCGTTCCATTTTGATTTCTTTATTGTTAC